CCGAAAGGCCACTATTGGAAAAGATCATCACAGAGAGACTTTCCAACTTCAATGCTCAGACAAGTGGTGGCCAAGCCAATGCTAACTTGGTTAGCTTTGTGCAAAACCTCAAGAGTTTGCAGAGCAGCAACATTGGCAATATCCCCATCAGTGGAGTCTTCAATGGAGGTACGCCTAGCTCAGCCCAACAACAATCGTTAGCTTTGTACCTATCCACCATACAGTCCCTAATGCTCAAACTGGTAAACTCTATGCGCATTGTTCACGCTGCCCAGGGAGCGTACTACTGGCTTCCACAGCCATCTAATGCTGGACCAGAAGCAGGCTCTACCGTTAGAGATGTGCCGCTCAATGTCAATGTCTCCCAAAGTCTAATGACCTCTAATGATTTCGACATCATTGCCAATCAGGCCCAAGTGCTATTGTCTAGCCTTAGCACCAATCTAACCCAACCTACGGCCACGCCCGATATTGGTGGCTTCGCTTTTTCCAACTACAAACTGACCTTTGACTCTACCTCTTCTAACTCACAGGGGGACGTAAGCTCCCAAACTCAGGAAACGCTTACCAAAAAGAGAACCAGACTACTAAACAAAGCTGGGGACGCTCTACAAATTGTGGAGATGATTATGGGCGAGTACAGTGGCTTGGGTCTGGCCGACATAGTGGCTGTCATTGGCGCTATGTATATCATGCCAGCAACCGACCTACTGGGATTTTTGGATGATGATGCTATTGTTAGAGCCGAACAGTCTCTCAACCAGCCTACCGGCAGCTTGCAATCAATAAGACCGGGTATTATCCAAGCGACCACTTCTCTAGCTAGCACAGTAAACGTCCTTTATCAGATAATGGACCAGATTTTCGATGATTATGCCAATAACGGTGCTTTGACCCAGCAATGAGAGCAATCGGATATTCTGGTATTGTAGGGTGGAGATAAGAGAATGTCGTTTGACTTGAAGATAATAAACGGTGATTTAGTCATCAATCAGGGTGACTTACAGACCGTTGTGGATAGCGAAAAGCTCATCCAGGACATCCTCAAAATCTGCCTCACAGATGTGGGCAGCAATCCACTGCACCCCTCCTATGGCTCCTTTTTGTCCAGGTCGGTTATTGGAAACCCCTCGACTACTGATGTCATAGTCCAAGTTGCAACTTCCCAAATCAATACTTGCCTAACTAACTTGCAACAATTACAACAGTTGCAGGTAAAATCCTTCCAAATGGTAAGTGCAGATGAGCAATTAGCAGCTATACTGGGTATATCAGTAGTAAGGAGTGCGTTTGATCCTAGACTATTCAATGTTCAGATCAAATGTATGACTAAGGGTTTCAAGCCAATCACCACTGCCTTCCAGGTGAACACCATCTAATAGCTTAGGATACGAATGACAAATATACGCTCGGTAAATGAGATCATATCCAACCTGATAGACTTCTATAGGGTGGCGCAGCCATCAGCAGATACGAAGCCAGGCACTGTCGTTCGCGATCTATTTATCGAGGGGCCTTCCTCCATGCTATCACTCCTTTATGACGAATTGCAAGGCATCTCCAACAAGCAGTCTTTCAGGTTAGTTGTAGGCACTGATTTGGACAAGCTGGCCAAGAACTTCGGCCTAATCAGGAAGCAAGCTACTCCTTCTTCGGGCGTTGCTTTGCTTACTTTTGCTTCATTGAGCGCTACTATCAACGTCAACCAAGGTGCACCAGTCTATACGCAGGGTGGCTTAGGCTTCACGGTGAGCGCTGGCATCTCCATTGTCCCCTCCAACATCAACTTCTACCGCTCTGTGGCTTCCAAGTTTGCCGCCCAGTTGGCCTTTGTTGGTATCACAGATCAATATGCTGTAGAAGTAACGGTAGCAGCTAGCGCTCCAGGTTCTTCTGGCAACATCGGACAATACTCACTTACGCAAGTCAACATTCCAGGCATTAGCAACGTTACCAACGTCGTTGCTTTTACTGGTGGCACCGACCAAGAGACAGACGCGGCTTTCCGTAATCGTATTCTGGCCGCTTTTAGCGGATCTAGTGTGGGAACCAGCCTTGGTTTCCTGAACGCTGCGTTGAGCGTTAGCGGCGTCCAAGATGCCACGGTTATTGGACCAGGCAATCCACTGATGACTAGAGATGGTACCGTTTCTGAAGTAGAAAACGGCGTACTAACCATAGTTTCAGAAGGCTCTGGCGGAAAAGTCGATGTGGTAGTCTTAGGAACCAACGACGTCTCCAATACCGACACCTTCATCTATCAGGATAAAAGCAACGACAACGATCCAGAAAGCCCGCTCAATAACTTCGTTTTGGGCCAGCTGGCTGGCAATGCTAATCTGACCATCAATCAAAGAAGGATAACCGATATCCAAAATGGACAGTTGCCCTATCAGCCGGTGGACTCCATCATTCAAGTAACAGGCTCTATCAGCGGCCCTAATTTCGTAGAGTTCAGCGTGGACGGGTACGGAAGAGGTAGCGGAAACTACTCACTGGTCAAGGACACTGGTGTCTATGGCGGCAGCCCTTTCGGATTTGATACCTTCGTTTGGAACAACAACCAGATCGACTTCCAAGAAGACTTGATCAAAGGACAGACCAACGGCCAGGACGCCACTACCTTTACGGATGTGTTGCAGATCACGGACGCACAACAGCAGTTAGGCATCACCAATGAAAACAGCATGGTCACTAATGACCGTTCCATTATCCAGCTGCTTCATACACCAGCTATCAACGTTACCAGAGTGTTCAACGTTAACACTGGCGAGCGCTACCTAATCACCAATCAAAACTACGACAACACCACTCCCTACAACAATACAGGTAGAATACAGATATCTGGTAACACTTTGCCATCTCCAAGTGATGTTTTGCAAGTGGACTACACTTGGATTGTAGACTACGACCGATACTCCGATTTTGACGGATTGGTAGATACGCAAAATCCTCGCTCAGTCACTGACAGCATTGACTGGGGTTATCCGTCTGCTATCAAAAATGAGCTGGTAGAGTTTACTGTTAGCCCCGGCAACAATTTCTATCAGGGAACTACCACTCACCCTGTGGATACTGTCGTCTCCGCTAGCACTTTCTTGCAAGTGGATGGATACGTTCAGCAAGTGACTTCTGGCGTCTTTATCAACCGTTTGTCAGTAGTTATCAGCAATTTGGCGATTGCTACCAACACCATCAATTCAGTGACGTGGAAAAACACCAACGTAGAGTTGTATGACACTGCTCAGGCCAATGGAACCTTCTCCAATGCAGCAGAAGTGGTGGGCATCCAGATCCTTTACGACACCACCATCATTTTGCCATCCGACACCATTGCCCAAAGTGGTGATGAAGTGACCGTGTATGCCAATACCACCAACGTCTTTCAGTCTCCTACTGCACAAGGTAGCAGCAACGGCACACAAGTTACCATTCCCTCCTCCCTAATCAACAACACCGCAGATCGCCTCAACCTTAGGGTGACTTACATAGCTAACGTGGGAGATCTGTTCTCTTCGGTTATCACATCGTTGCCCACTAGCCGCATCGGAAATGGATACATCCTGTCCAGCAACAGCGGCTTCAACAATTTCAGCATCGTCAATATTTCCAGACGCGAAAATCAGTCCGTCCAGCTCAACCTGAGTAATCAGTTCTATGTGGAACTCAACCTACCAGCCTCTGACTACATGCTCAATCCATACGGTGTTCTTGTGGTAATCAGACTGTCAGATGGTCTTCAGCTATGGAACCCTCAGAACGTAGGGCAAGTGGTTACGGGTGTAGATGGAAACTATCAGCTCATTCTTTCCGGATACAACACACCCGCATCAGCTGATAGGGTTTTGGTCATTTACTACGCTACTGACATTAGACGTTTCCAACCATTCAGCTTCAGCAACAGGATCATCAAAACTCGCATCGATCCACTTGGCTTCGACTCAGCCACCAAGAGCTTCACGGTTCCTCTGATTGAGTTTGTAGCACAAGCGAGCGGCCTAGATTTCCAAGTAGTAGAGCAAAATAGCGATACGGTTTTGTTCAACGTAACGGACGGATACCTCACTCCTGTTAGTCCTACACAGGCTACCATCAGCAGCATGTCGAAAGTGTTTTCTAGTCTACCAGATTTGACCAACAAGAGAGTCAGGATCTCGGGAGCCACTGCCCCTAACAACGATGGATACTTCGATATCGTGGGCTACGACATTGCAACCAATGACATCACCATTACCACCAATCTATCTCATATCACGGCTGATCAGATTTCTGTTATCAGAGTGTTGGATGGCAAAGAACAATGGAGCTATGCTGGCACTATTGATCAAACAAACAATAGGTTGCTGATTCCGCAAACTCCTAATGCAGCGGTTGGTGACTTGGTTTACGTCATGTTCTTCCGGTTTGCTAACCTCCGTAAAGCTCCAACGCGCCTGATTGGTACTACGCTGGATCAAATAATCAACACTGGAGTCATTTCTGTCGCTGGTACCACTATGGCCTTAGCTCAGGATGTTATCTTTACAGCCACTTCTACTGGATTGCAACAAAACTTGCAAGAGGCGCTACAAACGGCTCTCAACCTCAACTCTGCGGCCAACATCCCTTCCAACATTAGGATTGCTAAGATTGTCAACTGCGCTAAGGTATCTACCTATGCTCCTGGCAGCGACATTGTGTTAGAGACACTGGTCAATTACGATGTTATTGGAAGCACCATTGCTAACAACCTGTACTTCTCCGACATCATGCACTCCAACCCATCATTGTCAGGATTGGAGTTCATCCTACCCAGCACAGCTAACAATACCGCTACTGGCGCTACTAACAATGTGCCAACAGTAGGCGATCAAATCCAAGTGAGCTTCTACTATACCACAGATAGCAATTTGGAAAACCTGTCGTACACTCGTATCGGCTCCCTCTACACCAACAACAAGTTTGCTCTCATCAACCAAATCTACGCTAGCAGCGGATTTATGACATCACAAGTCACCAAGTTTACGGCCACCTCCTTCACCAAGCCAAGTACTGGCGCTCGTTACACCATCTTCTACGACTATTTGGCGCCCAAGCAAAACGAGCGTATCCTGATACAGTACAACTACAATCAGCTGATTTCTAGCGTCACCTTCACGGTGGAAGCAAGCAGACCTATCAACGCAGATGTGCTATGTCGAGCCGCCAAGCTGGTGCAAGTCAATCTGACCATGAACGTGGTTATTGATCCATCCTTCATCAACACCTCCACAACTGTTCTCCAAAACCTACGTAATCAGCTGGTAGCAGCCCTCACTTCTACCACACTGGGACAGACTATCGATCAAATCACGCTAATCAACATAGCACAAGGGGTGCAAGGTATCGATAGAGCTAGGATCCTAATCTTCAATGCAGTGGGCCAACCAGGACAAGTCCTCAGCCTAACAGCTAACCAGGATCAGTATTTCCAGCCTAACACTATCACTATCAATACCGAATCGTTATGACAGCCATCCTCACTATCGTCAATGTGGCGATCAACAGCAGCTCCAGCATTACCGTCACCTTCTCCGAGGCACTGACGCATAATCTAGTAGCGGCCAACGTCTCTATCCTGTCGAAAACGGCCAACGTTCCAGACTCGAAGGTGTTGATGTTGTCAGTCAGCGCCAACATGCTGACTATCACCTGTCAGCCTCTCACTCCCTATGCTGACTACTTCTTGCAGTTCCAATCCACGCCCAACAATCCATTTACCTCTGTCAATGGCGATGCTAAGATTTTGCAGAATGGCGTCTCCAATCAGGTGATTATCACGGGCCCGCTCCCGGCTGATAACCCCGTCTACAACTATTTACAGTCTTTCTATCAGAACAACATCTATAACATCACTGACCCTACTACCGTTGTTTCCTCGTACATACAGGCCATCGCGATCAACTTTGCCAGAGCCCTGTATGACATTAGGCAGGTGCAGAACGAAAACTACCTGTCATTCGATGTAGTGGATGAACAGCACATTCGTGGATCCGGCCCTTTCGATAGGCTGTACGAAGAGGCTGCCTACAACGTTACTCGTGTTGGCTTCACCCCGACCAACACCATAGTTGCTGCTACCTTTATCTTCACCGATTTCCCCTACTTCCCAGTGACTTTGCAGCGTCAGCTGTTCACTGATACCATCAAACCCTCTTCCAACACTAGCTCTGGCACCTTCGACATAGACACGCTAACTTTCAACCTGACCAACTCACCAGTTACTAAGGTAGATAGCATTGTCTTTACGTTGAATACCTCTACCCCCATCTACACCTACAACATTCAGGAGCTGGGATACCAGCTTTTGGACTCTACGTATGATCAGGCGTATGCTTCTAGCTATTTGCTCTTGGCCCCCAATCAAGTCAAGCTCAACGAAGCCATTTTGCAGGATCCCAATTTTTCCATAGACCAGATCATCAGTGCCACTGTTCAATACGAATACAAGGGCCTCGGCATCAATGTGGATCCCAGCTCAGTGGATGTATTCACCACCCTGCAATCGGTTAGAGAGGTGCTTCCGCCCATCATCAACATTTTTAGTCTGCAACACGCGCCAATTACAGATGCCAGCAACAACATTCCAACCTTGGGCGGAGTGACTTTCATAGATCCTAACTCCAACACTGGGGCTCCTCATCCAGCATTCATCACCGAGATACCGTTTAGTTTGAGTGCTCTGCCTTCTACTCCTGGCGTTTACTCTATCGACTATCCTACCGCCACAGTTTACGTGTATGGTGCCGACTCCACCAATGACGGAACTGGCCCCTCACCACCTCTCGCAACCTACTACTACAGGTTCACCTACACGTCAGAGATAGACTACGTTTACGATCCTACTTCGTTGGACATAGTCTCCCTACCGTTGGGAAACCTAATCAATTCTGCGGGCACCATTGATTTCAACTACGAGCAAGTGTTGGTACCAGGGGTGGATTACGTGGCAGACGTGCACATTGAGTCCATCAATGAGAGCGTAAACAACAACCTGGCCGCCCTCAACATCATAAACACGCAAAACTCTCCAATCACCAATGTCTTCCAGATCTACAACGAAACCTCCGGAGAAATCTACCTGTTGGATAGGTGGGAAAATAACCAGGTGTACTTCAAGTTCAATAACCCACCGCGTGTGCTGCAAGAAGTTGGAGAGAGGGCTACATTCCTGACGGTCACCAACGAGCTGCTGGGAATAAACACCACCTCCACCAATGGCAGCAGCCTAATAGTTTTCACCATCTTTTTGGCCAATGATGACATCATTGGTTCTACACAAGACTGTTTGGGCAGCTCCATAAATAGCAGTTTGGTGCCGAGCAACGGCAATGTGTTCGTAACCGAAATCTGGTACAATCAAGAGTTTGATGCCCAATTCAACATCAACAGGCTGTTGAAGGTAGGAGAATACACCGTCGATTATGACAACGGCATCATCTATGTAGCCGTTTCCAATACACAGGGATCTGACATAGGCACCGTGTCCTACAAGATGAACAACATTGTTCCAGAGTTCCCGCATGTGATTAGCGTGGACGATCTCTACTACCGCATCAGTCCCCTCAATCCCAAGAACAAAGAGTTTCCATACGTGTCCTTTTCCGATGGTTCTATCATTCCATCACCGCCTGGCCCTTCTGATGAAGCTTTCCTCAACGGAGTTACCACTTCGCCATACCAACTAATCAATGGTATGGTTGGTGCCTTCATTACCTCTACCTTCGTCCCTGGCGTTACCAATGCTGTCAAATTTGTTCGTAGTGTTTATGAATACAACGACCTTTCCAACAGCTCGGCCCCAATCAACTTTGTCAACGCTAGCACTAGCAGCAACTTCAACATCAATGTCGGATCCATCACTGGACAATCTTTCGAGAGTGTGCAGTTCAATGGTACCAACTATTTCGTGACACTCAATCAAAACATCCCGTATCTATCGCCAAACATCACCTTCACATTCACGGTGACCAGGACTTCTGACTCTCAACCACTCTGGAACTCCTCTGGTGTCGTAGTGCCCGGCAACCCACTAACGCTTATTTTGCCAGGCATCAACTCCCCACAAGTAGGGCAGCTGACCAACGTTACGTTTACCTACACCATTTCGCAGGCAAGTCGAGTTGTTGTGGACTACAACAAAGGCGATTACTTTGTTGATTACACCTACGTGGCTGATGAGATTTTAGTTAGCTACGAGTGGGGCGATAACCAACTTGATTTTCGTCAGAACACCAACCTTCCAACAGGCTCGCAGTACTACGTTTCTTACACGGTAGGGGCTTTACGAGATGCCCTGCTGCGAAACTTCGGCACCTTAGTCAATGTACCCGACCTTTCCACTTTCGATTTGAGTTTGGCGAGGGAGCGTTATCGTGATGCGCTAACCGCAGCCCTATCATCTTTTATTCAGGGGCCAACTGTTGCAGCCGTCAAAAACTTGGTCCAAATCATCACTCACATTGAGCCACAACTCATTGAGTCGGCTTTTGAGGCTTGGTCTTTGGGTAGTAGCTTGCTATTCCCTATTGGCGTTCAGAGCACAGGCAACTTCCAACTGTTGCCAGCTCATTTTGGCAACGGTGTTTTGGTAGACCAGCCGGGACAAACCATCACTATGCCGGTCAATTCCAACCTAAGGCTGGAAGAGGGAACCTTCGAGACTTGGGTATTGCCACAGTGGAATGGTTTGGATAACGATGCCACATTGACCTTTACCATCACCAGAGATGGGTATGCTATCGATCCGTACCGAGTTTTCATTGGAGTAAGCGAGTACCATCCAGTCATTAGCAGCAACGGCACCTTTACTCTCAACAAGAGTTTTAGCTCGACTGGGCTTCCAGATACCAACAAAGATGGAGTTTTCATCTACTATGCTAACGATCCATCTGGAAGTTTCCAGCGTTGGTACGTGGAAGTGCTAGACGGATACGTGGCCCCCGCCGTTCACACCTATCAGCTTCAGATCGTTTCGTCCGGCAAGTTCTATGATGTCAAGTCGCTAGAAAACCCTCAGCCACCTAATCTGAAGACTTTTAGTGGCACCAACAAGGTGACCATGACACTGACACCAGACGGTTATGGCATTGATGAGGGCATCACCTTTCTCTCCGATCTAGAGCACTACATCCTCGATTTCGGACTGGAGAGGGACAAGAGCCGACTGTCCATTTACAAGGATGTCAGCGGTTACATGAACTTCCGAGTATATGACCGCCACCGCAAAATGTACACCATTAGCGCGGATGTTTCTGCCTGGCAGACCAACGTGCCACACATGGTCGCTGCCTCCTGGAAACTCAACACTCGCAACAACCGTGATGAAATGCACTTGTTCATAGATGGACTAGAGGCGCCAAACATCATCAAGTATGGCCAGAAATTGCAGCCATATTTGCACGAGAACTTCAGAACCGTGGATCCCGAGGAGATTGCGGGTCTAGCCAATCGTGATATCGTTGGTTCTGATGATTTGGTAACCACACAGGGTAGCCCCATCGTTACTTCCAGCATCAATTTCAGCCAGTTCCATATCTACGTGGGAGACACCATCTTCATCAACGAGCCGGGGTTTTCTCCGCTCGGCTACACCATTACTAACATCAACGGGCAGACACTCACACTAGATGTTGGTATGCCAAGCACCATCACTAACGGAAAGTTTTCCGTCAATGAGACACAATTCTTTGTCACTTCCGAGATCAACATCTATCCCAACATCGCTGTATCGACTATACACACTTTTGTGACAGGTGATGATTTGGATACTATGAGTGGAAATGCTACTGTCACTTCTGCCAGCGTCAACTTTACACAGGCAGGAGTGTTGCCTGGTTTTTTGCTCAGGATTGACAACTCTAACTTCGAGCTAGCGTACACTATTGTACAAGTGAATGGCCATTCGCTGACTATCACTGACCCAGCTCCTGTTTCACTTACCGATGTTGATTTCCAGGTCTATTCCAACACTGAGAATGAAATCCCAGGAGTTAGAGCGTTGGACCCGGCTTACAGTATCAGTCAAGACGCCAACTTCGATAACGTCCTAACCATCTACAACGATGTGTTTGAGAACGATCTCATCCTTATCAGAACTCTAGGTCTCAACTTCCTGGACGTCAAAAAGCAATACTACGTTTGGAGTAATCAGGCCGAAAACGTTCTGATGACACAGTTGCCTCCTCCCATTTCTCTGGATCAGGCTGACATCACCAGAATTATTCTGCCAACCACTGTTATCGGCCCATCCAACTCCGTACTAACTGGTGGCGTTTGGGTCTCCTATGGCCTACCAACGGCACAGCCTTCCAACTCACAAGATGGTAGAACGATACAAGCTACCATCAGCGGAACCAATGTCAATTTCTCATCGCCAGTGCAAGTCACTATCAACGGTGTAACAGGCATCAGCATTGTGACGGAGACCATTACCTTCACCGATTATGGCAGTCTGAACTTCGCTAACCCTTACACATCCATCAACTACATTCAGGTCAACGCCACGCCTATCAACCCCACCAAGAATGCTCTGGCTATTAGCGTTCAAGAGTTCTATCCAATCACCCACAGCGAGTTTAGCGGTTTGGTGCCGGTGGTTAGATACAGTTATCACATTGGCGGTGGCTATACCTTGCAAGGTGATGGAGTCGATAACCTAGTCACAGATCCTAATGGTCTTTTCAGCGCCCTCGACATTGGCAACTATCTGGTCATCCACTCTCCGCCACCTGTAGCAGGATACTACATCATCACTGGTTTGTCCGCAGATCGACACTCCATAAACATAGAGGGAACTTCCGCTTCCTTCCCAGTGCCACTTCCAGCTTTCGTTGGGGGCATCTATCAGGTATTGGATACCACCGAGTATCGTAGCGGTTTGCAAAACGGATTTTTCACGCTCGAAGTGAATACCCTTCCAAGCCAGCCATATTTCCTGGACACTGGGTTTTATGAACTGGAGTACGCCACCTACGCCACCATCAAAATGGATCCGTTCAACGGCAACTTCTTCTTGGGAACCGACTTCAAGGGATACAACCCCGGCAATGTCATATTGAACCAAGCAACTATCTATTCCATCATGCTGACCGACACCCGCATTGGCGAAGTAGTAGCGGCCAACGCCTATTCCATCACAAAGGATTTCAACTCTCTCCAGCCACCAACTTCTGGACCAAACACGCTGGTATCCATCAGCTTCAATGATTTCCCCTTCACCAATGGTGCCAGCATTTATGCCAGTACCAATGACGATCATTTGCACTTCCAATCAGATTGGACGGTCAACGACAACTTCGAGCAGAGCCTAGTTATTTTGGATGAGCCTGTCCTGCTGCCCAACACCGGCATTCTCGATACACAACACCAAGGTACTATCGAGTTTTGGATGAGCCCACTATTTGACACAGGTAATGATCCTAACGTCAGGTATTACTTTGATGCCTATGGAGCTGTGGTAGAAGAAGTAACCAGCGTTAGCAACGTAGCTGTCAAGGTTTCTACCCCGGCCAGCCAGATCCTAAAGGTGACATTGGCTGCTGGAGATCCAAGGATTGATTACTTCCTGGACGGTAAGCTAGAAATTGATACGCAACATGCTATACAAGAGCAGAGCATTAGCATGGGAACCGGCACAGTCATGGTATCTGAGCCCATCTTGCAAGTCATTACAGTCAAGATCGTGGGAGACTTCACCGGCACAGACTACTTCAACAACGGCACCATCGGAACCAATGGCACTACCATTTATTTGGGCACTCCCCTGCCAGAGCCTAACTTGCCACTTATCATCACCTATCAGAGCACTATCAATCAAAACGTCACGCTCAATACACAGGTCATCAGGCTCAACAAGAAGCTTCCAGCCCAAAACTCCCGAGTAATCGTCACTTACATTCCAAGTGGTTTGCAAGGAGACAGAATATCCATCTTCAAGGATGTATACGGCTACATCAACTTCAATATCAATGCCTCGGGTACGGACTTTGTAGTACGCGCGCCAACCCTCTGGGCCCAAAACACCTGGCACCGCGTCAAGGCCAGCTACAAAATCAATGGTGGTCTTGGCAATGACGAGATGAGATTGTTCTTAGATGGCTATCAATACACCGACGTTCTATTTGGACAGAGCATATTTGGTAAGTACCCCTATCCTTTCGGCTCAGTCAACGTGGGTGATGGATACAGCCTGGTCAGCAGCATCACCTTCAAGGATCCGATCAATGATCTGTTCATCGGTACAGACTACACCGAGGCTAACCCAATTTTCACCCTGCTCAACAACTTCCGCATCAGCAACCAGTCGCGCGCTATTTATGCACCCTACGGTGAGCCTATTGATGTCAATTACAGCAACAACCTGAGTACTGTTTTCCCAGTTACCCAAGATCTATACACTACCTATCTAATGAACTCTGGTACAGATATCTCTCTCATCGATACATTCACTACTTTGGTGGATAGAGAGACTGGGGCCTTCGACTTCACACTCAACATCTTTGACGAGTTTGGTATTGTCAAGGGAAGCGCCCAGGTGCAGCAAGTGTTAGAGAGCCTGATAAACATCCTAAAGCCGGCCAATAGCCAGGTATATATCAAGTATGAGTAAAGAGAGAGCTAAATGACGAAAAGAGCGCCCGTCTCAGCACTAAGGCCGATATATTACGACTCCCAACAGGTCGATGAAACCGATCTATCGACGGATCAAACGGCCAATGACATTATCGAGTCTTCCACCATCAATAACCACATTGGCGATGGTATCCTACCTGAGAACCTGATAGACCGCGTTCTGTTCGACTCATCCCAAGCAGTTGGATTTTTGGATGGCCTTCCCATCCAAACACAACAACAGCCATCCGATAACAACCTCGGTAATCAGCTCTCTATTACGCTGTCTGGGTCTATCGCTGGTGGCACTCGTCAGGTCAAGGTATGTGTTATTGGATTGGACTTCCAGAACAACCTGCAATACGAGATCTTCTATTTCGAGGCCAATGAGACGCAAGTTAGCAGACATCACTTCACTGTAATACTGCTATTACTCTTCAACGACTTCATTGGCAATCCACAAGTCTCCTTCAACTTGGGCGGTCAAATAGTTATTGCCGAGGCCCGACCTATGACTCTGTCTCGTGATGTCATTATGGTTGCACAGGATCAACAGCCTAACCTGTTTTTCCGAGACTTCTTCCTAGACCCTTCCATTAGTCAGCTGACTTTGCAAGCGATGTTGCAGGCAGCCCTACCCCTTTACAACGTAGCAGACCTGAACATTTACACACAGCCGCTAGATAATTTGCCGTTGCTCAGTGGAGACGTTACCACTCAAATCGGACAGAAGTTCCAATCCACCACTGACAACATTCAGAAGGTGACGCTACTTCTGTCAGTTAGGAACCAGCAAGTAGGACAACAAAACAATCTGGTATGGACGGGCGATATCGTTGTCAGCGTTTATCCATTGCAGACCAGCATCAACTGCCCAACAGATTTTTTGCCAAATCTGCCAATCGATTTTGATCCATCCAACATTCCTATCTCTCAGATCAGCTTCAACTACAATAGCTTGCTAGCAGACGGCATCGTTCTTAGTTCAGTTCCACAGCCCGTCGATTTTGTTTTCAGCAACAGCCCTACCGCTAGCGGCAACTCCATGGTGGCCGGTCAATACTATGCCGTAACCATCAAACGTTCTGGTGCCGCCACCCAGTGTGACATCCTAATAGCGGTTGGGCAGGATTTGATAACCAACTCCATAGTGACGACTTTTGCCGGAACTTTGTGGGTAGACATCCCCGATGAAAACTTGTGGTTCCGTATTTGGACAGATGCTGCTAAGGTTTCTGACGGGCAGGCCTATGATCAGGGTCATGGCGTCATCATCCCCAAAACGGTCATCAATCCAGTCACGCAATCATCCGTTGACAACGTGTATGGCGCTATAGAGTTTTACGGCAATGACAATTTCAGTGCGGTGCTAGCTGCTGTCACGCAGGACTCCGCCCCCGTTCCAGATCAGAGAACTGGCAATCCCGTGGACTCCCGCCAGCAATACGTTCCACAGATCACTCTACTAGGTACCATTGACATCACCAATTTGGAGATGACATCAGAGCCGCTTGTCCTGGGATACATCTCCGACAAGAATATCAAGGTGTATAACCCCGGTGCCAACGTTATTACCGCTCCACTGTTTAGCGCCACTATGGCAGAAAACGAACTGCTCATCAGGATAGTGGATGATCCCACGGACGGCTACAGGTTCAATACCGCCGTTACTGGATTAGCCACTAGTCTGCTCAATGGAAATCTAGTAAACGCGCAATTTACCCCAGACCTGAATAGTCCATCCATCTATTACAGAATAGCTAGTGCCAGCTTGTGTTCTATGATTGTAGGCGATGTTGATGGTAATGGTATTATCGATGAGAATGATCTCAACCTACTCAATACCTTTTTGGGATACAATCTCAACAGCGGGCTACCACCACAGAGCATCATTACTACGGATGGCTATACAACTACTACTTTTACCAATGGCTATCAAACACTAACGCAGCCATTTGCCAATTTGTATGGTATTAGCTTTCAGGTGGTCAATCCAAGTAATAACTCCATAGTAGCCCAAGCCACGGATGGTGTTCTAGTAGCCAATCCGAACAACCCTGCTTTGGCTCAATTTACTAGCGGCACAATCACCTTCAGCAACATCGTGGGTCTCAGCTCCTATGACTTAGTAATCCTTAGCACCGGAGCCAACCAGGCCGATTATGGTGGCTGGCCAATCATCAGTTTGGACTCCACATTAGATGTCATCACTATTCAGAAGATCTATCTGACAGGTGATACTATCGCTCAAATGCTTAGAGCTGACATAGATGGAGACTTCGCTATTACTCCAAGCGATGGCTATCTTCTCGAAAGCTATATCGAGAGAGTGGCTAACCCCTTCATCCCGCCTCCCTTCTTTCCAGCACCAACCACTGATCCTTACACCAAGATTGGTACTAGGTTCAATGTTATCAGACTAACTGTGGAAGAGTTTGTTGATAGGAATGATGATTACACAGCTAACCCAGCCACACGTGCCCAATCAGTACATCCTATACAAGATATCTACGAGTCCGATGGCTATTTCGATAACCACAACTTCCTTTTCAGCCCATCCCAAATGTCGTTTGTCCAGCAGCTATCCTGGGATCCAACTCTGGTAGTTAGCAGCGCTCAAACTAAGCTGGTATCATGTGTCTTTACCTCCGAGACCGGCTTCACACAAAACCCATGCACCATAGATGGCGTTCAGTGCAACGTCTATCCCGTGATAACACCATTCGATCCAGGTCGTGTGGATTTCTTCGTCCCCAACAACCTGATCCTGGGTGATGGTGGAGAGCTACAGAGATCAGACGGCTACTTCTACAAGGTAGACTTCGAGGTCGGCACCATCACTCTGGAAATCCCAGACGGCTTGTTTGGCAGCGAACAGACCATTGACATTATGACCGATTTCGTGGTGGATTACACGGGCAACGGAGCCACACGTTTAGGTTTCCCATCCATGAGGTTCGCAGACTGCTCCTTCGTGACACCAAATGCTTTGGCCAATGATCAAGTTCAGTTCTCTGTTTCAGTGCAGTCCTTCTCACCCAACACTAATGGGCTTAGCACGGATGGATACTACGGTGCTATTGTAGATGGTAAGATGGGTGTCAGTTTGGACAGTTCAACTGGCTTCCTAACCATCAACTTCACCAATTTGTATCAGGACGCTGTCCTGCAAACCTTGAGCACCAAAGTTCAAGTCCAAGTCTTCCTCAAAAAGGGCGGCTTCAACAACCAACCTTTGTTCGTTGACTCTTCCATCGTGCAAAACATGCTCAGTTTAGTTAGCGTGTTCAGTGGGGCTAATGAAGGCGGCCCTTCACCTCTGGTGGATTTGGAGAATGATGTTCTGTCTAGCAGCGTTCTGCCCATCTTGAATGGTGGTACGGGATTGGATGCTGTAGGAGCCTCTGGAACTGTATTGACCAGCAATGGCATGGGCGTCAGCTATCAGTTCGTGACTGCTGTTAGTGTGCAATACTCGCCAGCTTCATCCGCCAACTGGAACAATAATCCTCCTACTACTGTTCAGCAAGCTTTGGATCGTATCGCTGCTGCAATTGGACCAATCCACTGATATATGTGGGTGCGTGAAGATACTTATTCGTCAATTTCTCGGCAAGAACCACAGTTGGGCTGTATGCGGTTGGGGATGGGCTCGCGCTCTCAAACAACTGGGTCATCAGGTGGAGCTATTTTCCACTGATGGCATCAAGCATTTGCCGCCCTCCCTGAAAGAAAACCTTATTGGTTATACGGAAGAAAACCAGCCAGAGAAGATTTTCGGCCGCGTCCCTTCTGAACAATATGACTGCCAGATCAGCTATACCTGCATGAAGAACTTCCCCTTCTATTTGACTTCGGGAAACAAGAACAGAATTGGCGTTTGGGTATGGGAGTGGGCGGGCAAAAACTCTCTGCCTGTTGGATTTGCCAAGCATTACAAGGCTTGTGATTTCATGTGTCCGCCTTCCCAATATGGCAAACAAGTGTTTATGGACTCTGGAATCCCAGAGTCTGCCCTCAAAGTCATCCCTCATGGTATCGATGTGGGAGACTACCAACAAACCACCACTATCAAGTTGCCAACCAACAAGAAGTGCAAGATCCTGACTAACATCGCCCAGAACCACCTTCGCAAAAACATCCCAGGAATGCTGGAAGCTTACTGCAAAGCTTTCACCAACAAAGATGATGTGTGTTTGATCTTGAAGGCCAAGGAAAAGGCCGTTACTGGTCAGAGCGAAGTTTCTCTTTCAGACTGTTTGCGTGCCGTCAATCAGAAGTATCCCAAGCACGCAGAGATCAAGATATTCTCCGGGTTTGTGGAAGACATTTCCTCCTTGTATCGCAGCGTGGATATTGTATACACCATGGCCCACTGCGAGGGTTTCTATTTTCCAGGATTGGAAGGTATTGCTTCCGGTAAAATGTCTATCGCTCCTAATTGGGGCGGGCAGCTGGATTTTCTAAACGCTTCCAACGCTCTGCTAGTGGAAGGTACGGAAACACGCGCCAATGTACGAAGTATGTACTGGGCGCCCGAAAACTATGGTGTCTGGTTTCAGCCCTCTGTCAACGATGCGGTGGAAAAGCTTAGACACGCCTACCAGAATTATCAACAATTGAACCAACAGGTTGACGCCCAACGCCAGAGTGTTTATGATCGCTACGCCTGGAAAACGGTGGCTTCCCAATTCTTGGAGCTATGCACATGACAAATAACACAATGAAATTGAGTATCGTGATACCAGTTTGGAACAAGAGCCATTTTACTAAGTCCTGCCTCAAAGATCTGGTACAGCTACCAGACGATCATGAAATCATTGTCATTGATAATGGCAGCACAGATGATACACAGCAGGCTATAGAAAGTATGCCCCGTATCCATTATCATCGCAATCCTGAAAACTTAGGGTTTGCCAAGGCCTGCAATATTGGATATGGCTTAGCGATAGCTCCCAATGTTCTCTTCCTCAACAATGACATTCGTGTTCGTTCCGATCATACTGACTGGACAGCCCCATTGATAGAACATTGTGCTACGCATTTAGTCGGGCCCACCATGGGGCAGCTGGATGCTCAGCTCAATTTTGTGCAAGAAGCAAATCAGGAATTATCTGGAAACTCTTACATGTCGGGATGGTGCTTGGCCTCCTCCAAAGATATCTTTGAGAAGCTGCGTCTCTTTCATTCAAGAGATACTATGCTTACCGCCACTTATGATCCTATTGCTAATGCACCACAGATTTTTGATGAGCGATACAGTCCCGCCTATTTCGAGGATACCGACCTATCCTTTCGAGCCAGGGAACTAGGCATTCCTTTCAAGGTAGTGAGCGTCCCAGTGGTGCATTTTGGCAAGCAGACTAGCGTGCAACTCAATGTTCACAAATTGTACACGCAATCTCGTCAGACCTTCCTCCAAAGGTGGAAAAAATTGCTGCCTTGACAAAGGTAATACAGCGCATTAGGTTATACGACCCAGCAAAAGAGGTGTAAAATGCCCGAGGGTCCGGAAGTAAAGCTCAGTGCTGATGTTATTCGACCGTTGATAGTTGGCCACATATGCCTTGATGCTATTCCATCATCAACAGGTCGCTACCGAACTGATCCACCAGATGGGCTAGAGTGTTTCAACAAGTCCATCTGCAAAACGGCTACCCGCATTACTGAGGTAAAAACCAAGGGTAAGTTCATGTATTGGGCATTTGCCTATGGCTGGTATATGTTCAACACCTATGGTATGACTGGACAGTGGAGTGAGGAAAAAGGCAAACATCCTTGTGTGGAGTTTCTTCTGCTCGAAAGAAGTGGCAACCAAAGCAGATCACATTCTCTTTTCTTCAACGACCCACGCCATTTTGGTACCATCCGATTTACTAACAGTCAAAAAGAATTGACAGACAAACTGGATGAACTAGGTTGGGATCCACTAGCTGAACCATTCAGTGATTACAAACGCTTCATCACCAACGAACTGCGCTCCTCTAAAACCATGGCCGAGTTGCTGATGGATCAAGGTATCTTTGCAGGTGTCGGTAATTACATCAAGAGTGAAAGTCTGTACCGAGCCAAGATCTCGCCATTGAGGAGGGGCAACTCCCTAAACAACCAAGACATTGATCTGCTGTGCCAGTCCATTGTAGATGTCATGCAAGAGTCGTACCAGCAGAACGGTGCCACCATCCAAACCTATCAAACGGTTCATGGTGAAAGAGGCGAATACAGTGATTGCTTCAAGGTGTATGGAAAGAAAGCCGATCCTTTGGGCAACCCCGTTCGCAGACAGACCACAGCCGATAAAAGATCAACATACTGGTGCCCAGCCGTACAAACGTAAGGGGCACGATATATCCATCCAGATAGGAAAAAACCCATGACATTAGTCGAAAGAATTGTTGCAGGCGTTGTAGCCGTTGTTGCCTTCGCAGCTCTCGCATTCATCATTTACAATCAACAGCAGGTCAAAAAGCAACAGACAGCCATCCAGACACAAATTGTCGCGCAACAGCAACTTGTGGACGGCATTGTTAGGAGCCAAAGTCAATACGCTACCAAAGACGATATGACTCAGTTTGCTAATGCTAACAACCTCAACCTACAAGCCATCCAGAGTAATCTGGCTCAGCTCAACTCCACATTGACCTCCATCAATGTCATCACGGCGGGCAGCACTGGCCAAACCAGCGCTAATCTGCCTAGCACTAGCACAGGAGCAGTCAATCCTAACCCAACACCTGTGGCTACTTGCAAGGATGGCTCTACTTGTCCCAATACGGATCCATTCGGATACCAGCAGAAGCAACAGAACCTAGTCCTAAACGAAGACTTTACTACATCTGGTTGTACTACCTGTGCTTCACAGGTGCCTATTGGCGGTGTTGGCTTTAGCGCCTGGCAACAAAACCCATGGAATATCAATCTCCTTCCCAGAACCTACAACGTAGACACGGTGGTGGGTGTGGATGAAAACCAGAGGCAGACCTTCTACAACAAATTCACTGTCAATGTCAGCGGTAAAGACTACGACATCCCCATCAAGAATGCTACCACCAAACAACAGTATCCTTCTTCCACTTTCAGCTTCTGGAACCCCAGACTGCTGATGGGTTTGGATGGCGGTCTCAACATTTCGCGCATAACGGGTGAAATCACACCCCACATTGATGTAGCCTTCATGAGCTACGGCCAATACAAGACCAATCCTGACTTGTCTATCTTAGCAGTAGGTCTTGGATACGGAGCCATCAACAAGACTGGCGAGTTGGTCATCACGCCCGTCTCCTACAACATCGGTAAGAAGTTGCTCTCTCCGTTGATGAACAATACCTACATAGGTGCTAGCTTTATGATAGGCACTGACGGATCACTGGGTGCAGGCCTTGGACTTAGGATGGCCTTCTAATGCTCCACCTTCTCACATTGACCTGGAATGCGGCAGACAAACTGTCGAAGCTGCATGACACATTGGTGCCTGCCCTAGATGATATCCAATATCATTGGTGGATCAAGGATAACGCTTCTAAGGATGATACGGTATCACAAGCTTCCGCCTGGGAAAACACTACTGTCATTCCTTACAAAGACAATCGACAGAACTTTTCAGAGGGATGCAACTTCCTCTTTCATGCTGCCAACCCAAATGATAACGACCATATCATGCTTCTAAACAACGATATCACCTTTGGTGATGCCAAATCTATCAAGAGCATGCTATCCATTATCCAGAAAGATAGTTCTGTGGGAATGGTTGGCGCCAAACTGCTATACACAGATACTGATACTTTACAACATGCAGGCGTAGTTTTCGTGCCCTCTTTTAGAACGCCACGGCATTTTCGTGCTGGTCAAAAGGCTGATGACAACGCCAGGCGCAATCGAGAGTTTCAGGTGGTGACGGGTGCTGCCAGCATTACCAAAGCAGAATACTTCCGTAATGCTTTTGATAAGAACAAGTCGGGCATCAAAGGTATGGATGAAAACTACCACTGGGCTTTCGATGATGTGGATTTGTGTCTGTCCATCAAATACAACATGGGCAAGAAGATAGTGTATTGCGGAGACACTAACATCTTCCACGAGGAAAGCGCCTCCCTCAAAAAGAACCCCACTAATAAGCTATTCCTGACCCACAACCTTCAATACATGTTTGGCAAGTGGGACAAGCGATATACCATAGACCAAGAAGCTTACACCAAGGATGTCAAGTATAACCTGTATCGAGGCGTAGCGGCATGAAAAAGGTATTGATAACGGGCACTTGCGGTTTCATTTTGGGACACTTTATTCGCATTGCCATGCACGAGCAAAATCTACTGAAGGATCGTGCCTACACTTTTGCCAGCGTGGATCGCGTCAATTTCCCCAATTATCCTCTATACATCAACAAGAACCATTCCTTTTATCCTGCTGATATTCGTGATGATCACGTCATGGACATTATTTTCAAGTATGAGCAGCCCGATATTGTCATCCATGGGGCGGCTGAGACATTCGTGGATAATTCCCTAAAAGACCCCAATTCCTTCGTTTCTTCCAATGTTTTGGGCACCCAAGTTATCATCAACTGCTGTCTGAAACACAAGGTTCAGAAGCTCATATACATCTCTACGGATGAGGTATATGGCCAGCTAACCAGCGACTCGGAGCCCCCTTGGACCGAGGAGTCGCCCCTCAACCCCCGAAACCCCTATTCAGCCACCAAAGCGGCAGGGGAACTTCTGGTAAAAGCGGCCAATACGACGCATGGGCTAATCTATAACATTACCAGAAGCTCTAATTGCTACGGACCCCGCCAGCAGCCCGAGAAACTCATCCCAAAGGCGATAAAGTGTGTTCTAGGGGGCGACAAGATGCCCCTCTACGGACAGGGCCAGCAGATGAGGGATTGGACCCATGTGGTTGATAACTGTTCTGCCATTATGGCCGTTATGGACAAGGGGGCTCCCAATGAGGTATACAACATCTCGGCTACCCAGGAGTTCACCAACCTAGAAACACTCCATGAGGTATGCAATGCCCTTGGGCGTGGGCACGACCTAATCGAGTTCATCAAAGACCCCCGAGGCGGCCACGATTTTCGATACGCTTTGGACACTACCAAGATCCGAAATCTGGGATGGAGCCCTACTTACAAGTTCAAGGAGGGTATCAAAGATACCGTCCAGTGGTTTACCAACAACCAGTACTTTTTGAGATGATATATGGGTCGCGAGGAGAAAGATATGCCAGCTACATCGAAGACAGAGCAAGAGCAAAAAGAAGAAGTGGTGGATGACGTATCCGACAAGGAAGTCAAATCCGAAGATGCAGTGGATGTCGCGAAGATGTCAGCACTGAAAGCCAAAAGCCAAGCAAAGCAGCAGGAGAAACAAATGGCAGCCAAGATTGTGTCGAAGAAGGAAAGAAGTATCGTATTGGGAGTACTGGGATCAGGTCAAGCTGGATCCAGAATTGCGGAAGCCTTTTACAAACTGGGGTATGATGCCGTAGCTGTCAATACGGCTATGCAGGACTTGAAGTTCATTGACATTCCCGACAGCAACAAGCTGTTGCTCGAATACGGTTTGGGTGGAGCTGCAAAAGAGATCGAGATTGGCCGTGCTGCGGCTGAGTCGCATCGTGGTGAGATCCTGCAACTGATCAATGAGAAGCTGCAAAGCTCTCAGGTCAATGTGTTGTGTTTGAGTTTGGGTGGTGGTTCTGGTGCAGGTTCTTGCGAGACGCTGGTAGATGTCATGGCCAGCCTCGGCAAGCCCCTGGTGGTCATCACGGTTCTTCCTATGGACACCGAAGATGCACAGACCAAGGCCAATGCTTTGGAGACACTATCCAAGTTAGCCAAGCTGACACAGACCAAGAGGGTCAATAACTTGATTGTGGTAGACAACGCCAAGATTGAGGCCATCTATCAAAGTGTTAGCCAGGTGGATTTCTACGGTATCGCCAACAAGGCCATCGTAGATCCTATCGATGTTTTCAACTCCCTATCTTCCATGCCTTCCTCCGTCAAGGGACTAGATCCCATGGAGTGGGGCAAGCTATTCACGGATGGTGAAGGCCTGACTGTGTACGGAGAACTGACGGTGGATAACTTTGCTGAGGATACCGCCATTGCCGAAGCTGTGGTCAATAACCTCAACGGCAACTTGCTAGCTGGTGGTTTCGACTTGAAGCAGTCCAAGTATGTGGGCGTTATCATCACGGCCAACAAGGAAGTATGGGCCAAGATCCCGAGTTCTAGCATCACTTATGCTATGGCTATGGTCAATGATCAATGTGGTTCTCCTAAGGGTGTCTTCAAGGGCATTTATACTGTTGAAACTCCTGATCCAGTGGTCAAGGTGTATAGCATGTTTACGGGTCTTGGTCTCCCAGGTTCACGTATCGATCAGTTGAAGAAGGATGCACAGGAGCTGGCACATTCTGTCAAGGGCAAAGATGAGCAGAGAAATCTGTCGCTCAATCTGGACACGGGTACCAATGAAACCATTTCTGCTGCCCAAAAGGTCAAGGAGAAGATTGCTTCCAAGTCTTCGGCCTTCGGCAAGCTGGTGGGTGGAGTGGTGGATCGCAGGAACAAGTAATGGAAACTGAACACCTAAAACACTTCGTCAATCACGATGTAGAAATCCTAGTGGCTGGTGTCTGGATCGAAGGCCACATGAAACCCATCGTCAAAGGGCTGATCACTCTGATCCCGTTTGATGAGACTGCCGTTTTCTATGGCCCTACTGCTGTCAAAGCCGAGGTAGTCATGGCCATTAGACAACTCAAAAGATCTGGTCAGAAGATAGTAGATCCAGTTCCCGAAGTTCAGAATGTGGGGGTTATTAGATCCAGTCTGGATCAGGTTTCCGCAAAGCAACGATTTGGAGGCAAAGAATGAAACGAGCCAAGAGACTAACACGCAAACAAAAGAAAGCATTGGCAGTGATGCAAGCACAGCTACCAAAGCCAATTCGTAAGCCTCGTAAGATCAAACCCATGTTTCAGCTGGGCCCTTATCTGCTGAAAAAGATGGAGAAGAGAGTGGCCAAGTTGCAAGCTCGTCAAGCCAAGAAGACTGAGAAACACGAGCACGAGCATCATGATCATGAGGAACACGATCATGACCACAAAGAAGTTCAGGAGAGCTAAATGCACATCAGAAGAGTTTTGCCAGAGTTTGACGGGAAGAATGCCCAAGTTTTTACTGCCGACCATAGTTTCAGGGGCATGTTCAAGTATGACGACACCAATGGTGTAGTGGTTGTGAGGCCAGTTGAAGGATCTGTTGCCAGGCAGTACGGACCAGCTTTTATTGATGCTGGGGCTATCATTGCCATTCGTTTGGTGTTGCCTAAGGACGAGACTGAAAATGATGGAAACGAAGACTGTGGCCCCTGACCAATATTGAGGTATTGTATTGGCGGTGAAACATGAGCAATTATCCTCAAGGGTTGGACATTTCAGTAGTTCAAGGCACTGTTGATTATGTAGCGTTGAAAAACTCTGGCATTCAGTTTTGCATCTTTCGATGCGGTGTTGGTAATTCTGGCATCGACCGGATGTATGCGCAAAACGTTGCCAATGCCCAGGCTGCTGGATTGCTAGTCGGTTGTTATCACTTCGTATACCCGCTACCTACAATTCCTTCCCAACCACTTCGAGATCCCACGGCACAGGCACAATATCATGCCAATGCAGCTGGTAGTGTCCCAGTGGTATGTTGCGATTTGGAATGGCCAGCCACTACGGATTGGGCCAAGTGGGGATGCAGCGCTCCACAAATCGTGCAATGGACTATTGACTATTTGGCTGCCTATGAGCAGATTACAGGCATCAGACCACTTGTCTATACTTACCCTAACTTTGCGCAATCCATCAATCTACCGGCCAGTTTTGGGCAGGAGTATAAGCTATGGATTGCTAGCTATGCATCTACACCATTCATTCCAGCACCTTGGACTGATTGGGTCATGTGGCAAAACTCTGGTGGAACCACGACACACTTGCCAAACGGCTGTCCAGTGGATACAGATGTGGTCAAGGACTTGTCGTTGTGGAGCGTTCCAGCCGCTGCTCGGGCAGCAGCCGTAGCACCACCACCTGTTGTGGCAGCTCCATCAGCACCAGTTCCTGCCGCTCCACCAGCACCTCCTATTACTGCCACTCCAGCTTCTGCGCCAGCCAAGACCAACCTGTTGGCTCTTATCTGGAAACTGGTTAGCGCTCTAGTCACTAAGTATCTGAAACGATAATTGCCCCATTTCTATTTGTCGAGAAAAAGGTGCTTCTAGCATATTGGTATCATCATGGCTAAAATCGTCATCAAGGGCAACACCTCCCAAATCACCGAGGAAACGGACATAGAACACATCCTAGCTCTGGACAAGCACCTATCCTTTTACGTACAAGGAGCGGAGCATACCCGCCAATTCAAGGGTTACATCAATCACAGCGGTGATTTCGTCAAGTGGGATGGCTTCAAGAAGCTACTGACGCCCACTCTGCAATTTGCCACTGGACTGGTGCCTCGTGTTCAGGACTTCTATCAGATGGCCGACAAGACCATCGAAGTGGTTGATAAGCGCCCCACCAAGTCAGTTGGCAAGCCCCAAGATATTCTGGGCAATTTGGCCAAGCTCGGCAAAAATCCATATCCCTACCAATTAGAGGTCTTACGGGCCATTGACAAACACGACCGAGGTATTATCAAGATAGCTACGGGTGGCGGCAAAAGTTTGGTTGCCGCTCTGATTGTTGCCAAGCTGGGCAAAAAGAGCATCATCTACGTCATTGGCAAGGACTTGCTGTATCAGTTTCATCAATTCTTCTCGGAATGTTTTGATGAACCCATTGGTATCATTGGTGATGGCCAGTGCGAGATACATGACATCAACATCGCCAGTGTTTGGACAGTAGGCCAAGCCATCGGTATGAAGAAGAGCGACATCCTATTGGACTCTGATGATGACGAAGAAGCAGTCAGCAAAAATAAGTATGCTGACATCGTCAAGATGATCAAGGAGACCAAGCTTCATATCATCGATGAATGCCACCTAAGTGCCTGTGATACTATTCAGCGGATCTACAAGCAGTCAGCTTCTGAATACTTCTACGGACTAAGTGGAAGCCCCTGGCGCGATGATGGTGCCGACCTACTTATTGAGTCCATTCTGGGCAAATACATTGTTAATATTCCTGCTTCCCGTCTTATCAAGGACGGCTATCTGGCCCAAGCTGTCATACGTTTCCGAGTGGTGCCCCCTTACCCCACTGTGCTGGATAGAGTTTATCCCTCTGTGTATAAGAGATATGTGGTAGAGAATGATACGCGCAACGGATTGGTTTTGGAAGCTGCCAAGGCACTAGTCAAGAAGGGCTATCAAACACTGGTGCTATTCAACAGCCTAAAACACGGCAAGATACTTTACGATGTGTTCAAGAAACACATGAAGTGCGCTATCTTAGATGGCTCTAACGACAAGGATGAAAGAGAAGCAGTCAAGAAGGATCTGTTGAACCACAAGATAGACTGCGTACTAGCCTCTCGTATCTTCGACATTGGAATTGACATCCCTTCATTGTCTGGTTTGGTGCTGGCGTGTGGAGGCAAATCATCTGTCAAAGCCTTGCAGAGAGTAGGTCGTGTCATTCGTAAGTATCCTGGTAAGAAGTTTGCCGTGATCATCGACTTTGCTGATCAGGCGCCATTCCTGGACACACACTCCCGAACCAGATACCGTGTCTATACCTCCGAGGAAGGTTTCGATGTTGCTTGGCCCACCGAGATCAAAAAGCCGCGAAAGAGCAAAAAGAAAAATGACGGATGAATTTAAAACCGATAGCCATGGCGGGCAGTGGACGGCTATCCTGGGAGAGATGGAAGTCGAAGATCCAAATACTGGCAAACGATACCTGTTGATTGTTGGATACGCAATCACGATGCCCAGTCTTTACATGAGAGTTTGGGATATCAACACAGATCAATTTTGTGGTGGGGAGATGGTAGATCGGTATAAGATGATCAATGTTCCATATCCTATGTTGTACCTCCTCAAAGATTACGCTTGGCGCATGGAAAAGATGAAGGCGTTCACATGAATAAGGCAGAATACGATCCCTCTTTGACACAGTTTTTGATTGACAATGGTTTCACGACTAAACTAGTTCCACTAATTCCTCGTGAAGGTTCGTGGGTTCTACCAGCTGATAAGAGGCATCCTATATCCCAAGATTTGTCCAGCGTTATAGAAGAGCTACAGCGAGAATATGGTAGTGAAGGTGGTTGCATCTTTACACTCCCTGGAAATGTGGGGCTCGGTCCGTGGGAAACGTATGTATTTTACACGCCAATTTCATCAGACGAAATTCGCAGAAGAGTTGCAAATAAGGCATTCCTATGACCAAAGAAAAAATTGAAGAGACAGGCGGAGAACTAACCACCGTCCCCAATGACAAATATCGGAAGTTCTTTGACAAGTTCAAGGAGATCGAAACGCTGGACGTGTCGCAATGGAAGACAGCACACATTATAGCTTACTTCTGCAAACGCTACAAAGAGACCTACAACATGGACTACGCTTGGAAGTTCAACAACCCCAGTCCTACTAAGTGCTTCGAGGTATGGCAGGCTAATACACTAGCCGCCAAGTTGTCCCAAAATCCCAAGATCCTACGAGACTACATCGACTGGGTGTATCAGACCTACGTTCCGCGAACCAAGGCTCGCTTCCGTTCCATCTCTTTCATTACCAAGGACGAGACGGTCAACGATTACAAAATGAATGTTTTGCTGGCAGGCCAAAAGAACCTGCATGTGGACCGTTCTACTCCGTTGCCTGCCAACTACGCTGACATTCTGCGAGAGGTAGCAAATCTCAATCTTAGCTCTTACGGCGAATTGGCCTTCGTATCACAGATGGATCCCATGCCAGACAATGTGGCACAGGCCATGGAGAAGCTAATAGACATTGGATTTGACAAAGAAGTATTGAAGAGGATAGTATGATACCACAGAAAGATCAGCACGTCAAATGTTTCCTGCGTACTGGAATGGTGCTTGAAGGCACAGTAGAAGAATGGACAGATGCCCAGGTGGTGCTGTGCTCCATGGAAGGCCAGAACCTCATGATCCTGCATAGCCCAACACAAGATATTCTGCTGACCAAGATCATTCTGGCACCTGAGGCCGTTGCAGCCCCAGATCCTGTCAAGCCCGAAGACATCAAGCAAAAATTGGAAGAGGTGCAGAAGATCGAGGATCCCGAGCTTCGCTCCAAGAGTGTCGAGGAGTTGCGTCAGTTGGTGGTGCAGCAGGAAAAGGAAATCGTTGCCAACAAAACCAAGGAACATTTCGGATCTACCTCCGCTCCCAAGATGACGCGATATAGTTCGCCCTACACGCCAGGCAAAATACCTAGCTGGGTTTATGGCCGCCCACCTGCCAAAGGAAAGTAATGGAACCTCTAGACTTCACGCGCTCCACTGCACTCAACAACATTCCGGCCAAGACGCTGCAAGAAGAATTGCGCCTCATCCAAGAGAGCGAAGATCCCTCGGATGTCAAGAGCATCAAAATGATCGCTCTCAATAGGTACGCCGAAAGCAACATTCCCATCGAGTACTGGAAGTTGAAGATGGAGAAGGACTTCGTAGGAGATCCCAGGTTGAAGCAGAAGTATGAGGAGTATACGGCTGACCTGAAACAAGCCCGTTTCACTGGAAGCTCCCTGTGTTTCGCTGGAACCCACGGCTGTGGCAAAACCATGACAACCACATGCATTCTCAAAAAGGCCTGCCAGAAGGGATATTCCTGTCTTTACACGACCCTCTCGGATGTGGTGACGGTCTTGACACAGGCTGGTGGAGAGGATAGGTTTCTTTCCAAACGAGAATTGGTTATGGTGGATTTTTTGGCGCTTGATGAGTTCGACAGTAGGTTCATGGGCAGCGACAATGCCGCAGATTTGTTTGCGCGCAGCCTAGAGGGCGTTTTCCGTACTCGTGCTGCTAACAGGCTACCCACTTTGATGTGCACCAACAGCCCCAATGTGGTGGAGAGCTTCAATGGCCAGCTGCGAGCCAGCATCGATAGTCTGATGAAGGGCTACATGAAGGTGTTTGTGGTTATGGGCGAGGATTACAGGAAGAGAGACAAATGAGCTTTGATCAACTAGAACTGCGCGTCCTCAAAACCATTACCAGCAACAAGAAGCATGGCTTGGACTTTGCCAGCGATTGCGACCCTAAGATCTTTTCCAGCGACCTATGGAACTTCGCCAACCTGATAACTGGATACATTCGGACGCATAAAGAGTTGCCCACTCTACGCGTCATTACTGAAAAGCTAGCCAAGGGCAACAATGACAATCTGATCAAGAAGGTCTCCTCGGTGTGGCAAGAGTTGGAACAGCTACAAGTAGACGACAAAGAATACAAGCACGATCTGGATAAGGTCAAGAGACGCTATGCTGAAAAGCAGTTGATGGATGCAGGATCTATCCTCGGCAAGCTTCAATCAGGAAATGTGGATGTTGGCAAGACCGTGGTGGAGTTGCAAAAGACTATCCAGGCCGTCAAGTCATTGGAACACAAGCGCACCTATGAGAGACGAACTCTCAAAGATGATGTGGCATTGTTCCGTGATGAATACAACGCCAAACTAGCAGATCCCAACTTCGATGCTGGTATCATGACCGGCTACTCCTACTTGGATGCTGTGACGGGCGGATTGCGTCCAGGAGAGCTGCTCCTAATTGGTGGAGAGAGTGGTGGTGGTAAGTCCATGCTCCTCATGAACATGGCCATTCAGATGTGGTTGCAAAATAACCATCTAGACATGAAAGAGGGAGAGTTTGGCTCTGGCAACAACGTCCTCTACTTCTCTTTGGAAATGCCATTCAAGCCCTGCCGCAATCGTATCCTGGGCAGACTGTCAGCTAACCCAACCAAGCTGATCCGTGGTGCTAAGCTCAACCAAGAAGAGGTGGAGAAGCTCAAAAAGGTCTTGCGTTTCGTCAGCAAGTATCCCTACGAGTTTGAGGTGGTGGATATCCCACGTGGTGCCACCATGGAAAGTTTGGAGCTACTCTACGAAGAGGCAAAGCTCCTATACGATCCCAAGATCATTGTCATCGACTATCTGGGCCTCATGGACTATGAAGGCACGGAGATGGAAGACTGGTTGAAGCTCGGTAAGATAGCCGAACGTATCCATGAGTTTGCCCGAGTTCATAACATCACTGTCCTAAGTGCTGTGCAGCTCAACCGACCCAAGGGAGCTAAAGAAGAAGATCGCATTGGCCTTCATCGTATCGGACGTTCCGCTCTAATCATGCAGAATGCCAACATTGCCGTGCAGATTGAAACGCGCCCCAACGAAAAGAACTATCCTGACATGAAGTATCACATCATCAAGAATAGAGATGGTGAAATGGGATCAGCAGTTCTGATCAAAGACCTAGCTTGTGGCTCCTTGCTTGACCAAAAAGTGGAAGAGGATCCTACTACGTTTGAGATGTATGATTCTGATGACATCTCGCAAAAGGCTGCATTATTGGACATTTAAGAGAGGTTAGGATGCAGGACAAGGTAGTAGCAGAAGCCGTCAGAATAGAGGTCGAAGAGAAGACCGGAAGGCTCTTTATTGTGTTCGAGGTCAAGGACGAAAAATACAAGCAGGACATCAAGAAGAACTGGGTTCAGGATATAGAGTACCGCCTGGTGGATAAGCTGTTGGTGGAAAATGAGTGATGAGTGGGACAAACTCCAATTTCTGATAGATGCTGACATAAGTTTTTGCGTCAGCATCATGACCTTTACTGACCTCTTGAAGCGATCAGGAAGCGGATATGATATGGGATTTGATCCATGTACCAGTCGTGAGGTGTTGAAGACAGGCATCTATGGTTGGTTCAAGAACGGAACGGTCACAGTTTGTGTAGCCAAAGATGTGACCCCAGGTATGGTCAAAGTTTTCCGCGAGGGCAAACCCATCAGCAGCGGATGCGAAGGTTGGTCTCCTGTCGTACCTATAGACCATGTGGATGAGATTGATAGAGTGCTACAACTGAAAGCTTTTTGGTAAAAGGATAACATGACAGACTACAAGTTTCAGTGCCCAGGAGAAACAACTGGGGAAGAGAACAGCGAGTTTCCCGAGGATGAAATTGATTACCACATCAAGATATCCAATGAAGCTGATCGAATTGGTAGAGCGATGATTAGCTGCAAAGACCCGGAAGAGGCAAAAGCTCTCAACGAAAAATACGTACGGCTACAAAACTGGCTGACCGAGATTTCTTTTGGTAATGTTTGGGATGATTGAGGAGAAATAGATGCCAACATACGAGTTCTTACATGACATAGAAGGTTGCAAACATGAATGGGAAGAGTTCCGTTCCATTACGGCTTCTGACCCAACGCATTGCCCCGTCTGTGGTGCAGAAGGAAACATTGTTCATTTGATCAGCGGCGGTTCTGGTAAAGGTATTGTGGAATTGACCGGCCATGAACTGACCAGCAAAGTCAAGGAAGACGTTAGAAAGCTCAAAAGCGATGCCGCCCAAAACGAGAGCACCTACGCCAACCTGTTGGGAGAAGGCCGTTACCAGCAGCTACAAACACAAATGGATCGAAATAAGAGGAACCGATAAGGCCTTGACATTTTTGCCACAGAGGTTATTATGCCCACCTACTTGTATCAATGCGACATTCACAACGAGTTTGAGCACCAACATTCCATCACGGAAGAGTTGGAGTTTTGTCCTAAGTGCCGAGAAGAAGGTCGCGAGACCAAGGTCAAGAAACTAATTGCAAGTGGCGGCACCTTCATGCTGAAAGGCGGAGGATGGGCAGCACAGGGCTATAAATGAGCAAGAAGGACGATGATCGCAAACACAAATTACAACAGCTCGTGGATCTGTTGAAGTTTGCGTTGTCTCTTGATGATGGAGAGATCCTTCGCTCCACAGTGGAATCTACTGTCGAAGTTTTGCAAGAAGAGATCGACAAGTAAATCGCGATGTTGCAACAAATCGATCTTCAATTATGCTGATCGTATCAATAACCGAACATACATTTAGTTTCGACGGTGAAGAGAGAAAAGAGCATGCTGACAGAAAAAGAAGCACACGATCTGATGGCCAAACTAACTGACCTCAGAACCCAATTTCAAGAGACAAAAGATCCACAAGTTGAAGCCCAACTCAAACTCCATGAGCAAGAATGCATGGAGAAGTTTCGGTACTTGGTCACCATGAAAACTGGTCGCTACAAGGCGTTCAGCAATTATGAGGATCTCAACCAAGAAGGCTTCGAGGCATTGCTCAAAGCCATGAAGACATTCAATCCGCGCAAAGGCGGATTTTTTTCTTGGGCACACCACTACATCGGAACTCGTATTTCCAGAAGCGCCAACCTGCACACTACCATTCGCTTTCCTCTGAAAGTAGCTAAAGCCAACACTCCGCACAAGGAGTCTGTAATGCCTGTGCAGATCGAAGAACGGCACTGTCCCGATAAAGAAGCCGAAGAAGCTCAGAGCCATGAAGCAGTGCGAAATGCTCTTTCTACTCTCACCAAAGAACAGCGGGAAATTGTCCGCCTGGCCTACGGGTTCAATGGCGACAAGCCAATGTCAGTCAACAAGATTTGTCGGAAGCTCGGCATCTCTCGTTCCAGCTGCGTCAAAACTATCAGCAACGCTCTTTCTTTGATGAAGGAGAACATCAAAATCTAACCGTCTCTCGCAAACAATAGAGACATCGAACCTAATCTCTCAAAGGATGATTATGACAGGATACTCTTACTCTCAAGCCTACGAGGCCACGCTCAAATACTTCAATAATAACGAACTATCCGCCAAGGTGTTCGTTGATAAGTATGCGCTTCGTGATGCTGCCAACAACTTTTTGGAGCTGACGCCTAATGACATGCATGATCGCTTAGCGCGAGAGTTTGCCAAAGTGGATGCTGACAAATATGGTCTCAACTACGATGAGAGATTTGCAGTGTATCGTTCATCTATGGATAAGTTTTCGCGCATCGTGCCACAAGGCTCTCCCATGTCGGCCATTGGCAATACACATCAAAAGATGAGCGCTTCTAATTGTGTGGTCATCAAGAGCCCAGATGACTCCATCGAGTCCATCATGGAGTGTGCCGGTCATTTGGCACAGCTATACAAAAGACGCTGCGGTGTAGGCCTCGACCTATCCACACTAAGACCCGAGGGTATGTCAGTCAATAATGCTGCTCGCACTACTACTGGCGCTTGGAGCTTTGCTGATCTGTATTCCTTCGTCACCAGGATGATAGGGCAAAATAGTCGCAGAGGCGCCCTAATGTTGACCATGGATGTGCATCATCCCGATGTAATCAAGTTCGCCACCATGAAGCACGATGTCACCAAGGTGACTGGCGCTAACATCTCTGTTCGTTTGTCAGATGACTTTCTGAAAGCGGTTGAGAATGATAAGGAATACGAACAGCGTTGGCCATTGGAAGGCGACCCCAAGATTGTACGTATGGTTTCAGCCAGAGAAGTTTGGAACATCATCATCGAGTCGGCTACCACCACTGCTGAACCCGGCCTCATCATGTGGGACAACATGATCAAGAACTTGCCCGCCCACTGCTACCCAGCTTTCAAGACCATAAGCACAAATCCATGCAGCGAAATAGCACTATCCGCTTTCGATAGTTGTCGCCTTATCTCCATCAACCTAACTGCCTATGTCAAGCATCCCTTTACCAAGGAAGCTCATTTTGATTTCTCCGCTTTCTCTGCTGATGTAGCTACAGCCCAGCAAATGGCAGACAACCTGGTGGATATCGAGCTGCAACTCATCAAAGGCATTCAATCTGTGTGTGACTCCAAATCCGAAAAAGATCTATGGCAGAAACTGTGGCAAGCTGGTCGGGATGGTCGTAGAACTGGCACCGGAACCCACGGATTGGCTGACACCTTGGCCCAGCTATGCCTGCGCTATGATGGTGATGATACCATAGAGGTTGTAGACAAGATTTACAAGACACTGAGAAACGTGGCATATGAAACTTCCATTGAACTGGCCCGTGTTCGTGGCCCTTTCCCAAGCTACAATTGGGAATTGGAACAGAAGTGCGATTTCATCAAACGCCTCCCTAAATCCATCAAAGACAAGATGCAACAGCATGGCAGGCGCAATATCGCTCTGATGACACAGGCGCCCACTGGTTCTGTCTCTTTGTTGAGCAAGGTAGGGAGTTTTGACAGCTACAATGTTTCATCTGGCGTAGAGCCTGTCTTCCGCAACTCTTACACCAGGCGCAAGAAGATCAACCCCGATGACAGTTCATCTCGCACTGACTTCGTTGATGTAGTAGGCGATAAGTGGCAGGAGTTTCAAGTCTTCCATTCCAACGTGGAGAACTATCTGGCGCTGAAAGGACTTGGTTCAGATGCCAAGCTACCTAACTACTTCGTGACCTCTGATGATATCAACTGGGAAAAGCGAGTGGAAATCCAAGGAACGGAACAACAGTATCTCGATCACTCCATCAGCTCCACCATCAATTTGCCACGAGGCACTCCGTCCAAGGTAGTGGGCAAGATTTACCTGGACGCCTGGAAGCGTGGCCTCAAAGGCGTGACAGTCTATGTAGAAGGCAGTCGTGATGGTGTGTTGGTTGATAAGCGAACCAAGAAGAAGGGTGAGAGGCCGACCGAGATCGAACTAAGCATGGCTCCCAAGCGACCCACCGAGCTAGTTTGCGATATCAAGAAGGCCAAGATCCAAGGCGAGCAATGGACTATTTTCGTAGGCTTGTTCAATGGCCAACCTTACGAGGTATTCGGTGGGCTGTCCAAGTATGTGGATATCCCCAATAAGTTCAAGGTCGGCAAGATCGTCAAGAATGGCAAAGTGGATGATATCACTACCTACAACCTAATTGTTGGTGAAGGTGATGACCAAATGATCATCAAGGACATTGCCAACGTATTCGAGAATGCTAACTTTGGCGCCCACACCAGGACTATCTCCTTGGCCCTGCGTCATGGTGCGCCCGTTCAGTATGTGGTAGAGCAGCTTCTAAAAGACAAGCACAGCGACATGACTTCTTTTTCCAAGGTGATGGCTCGCGTTCTCAAATCCTACATCGAGGATGGTACCAAGTCTTCGGACAAGGTATGTCCCTCCTGCAAAAAGGAAAACTCCATCGTGTATCAAGAGGGCTGTTTGATTTGTGTCAGCTGTGGTTTTAGCAAATGTGGTTGATGATGCCACTTATCTCGCATATCGGTAGAGATCAATGAAGGCCACCATACTTCTCAATTACAGCGATAACACACGCCACGTAGAAGAAGAGGAAAAAGCGCGCTTCCTGCGCGGTATTTTGGAGCAGTGCTTCGAGGGCACAGATGTAGCAGATCAGGTCATGGAGATCTGGAATGTAGATGGTCCATTGCCTGCTGCACAAAAAGTCAAGCTTCGTGGTATTCTTGGCACCTACAATATTCAGGTCATCGACAATTTGGACGGACACATGAAGGTATATTTGGAGAAAGAACTAATCGGAGAGTGGTACAAAAGCACGTACTCCCTGAAACAAGATTGCAGCGCTCTAGATCCCAAAAAGCGTATTTATCTTGAAATGCACGTCAGTTGCTGGAGTGTATTCGATCAGCCAGAGGAAGAGAGCGTAGAAACAGAATGAGACGCCAATACGTCTTGGATACTTCCACTCTAATAAGCGATCCAACAACTTTTCGACACTTTCCTGATAGCGATGTCATTTTGCCTATCTCCGTTCTCAATGAGCTGGACGGACTCAAAAAGCTCCCAAGCCAGGCCGGTAAGAATGCGCGAGTAGCTATCAGGTTCCTGGACGAAGTCAGTCAGATGGGCGACATAGGCACGGGCATTTTGCTGGACAACGATACTCTGTTGAAGATAGACACCAACTACATCGATTTGTCCCAACCAGAATATCATGGTCTAGGAGATCCTCACTACGGTGATACTCAAATCCTGGCCTGCCTTCAAGCCATCTGGCATCAACACCCGGAGCATGATGTAACGCTGGTCAGCAATGATATCAGCCTACGTGTCAAAGCTAAAGCTCGCGGTATAGAGGCTGAGTCACATGAACCAACTAGCCACACCTTTACCGATCTGTACTCTGGTGTTCAGACATTGGTCAATGAGGAAGCTGGTATGGAACTGCAACGATATGGCAAGATTGACCCGGCTGCTTGTGGCTTGGAAATGTCTCCGCATGAGTGCGTTCTGTTTCAAGCAGATAATGGGGACGGCATTGCTATGGGTCGCTTGGCTAAGCCTGGCGTTATCAAGCGGGTTTCCAAAACATACCCTTGGGGCATCTCTGGCCGCAACAAGGAGCAATCCTTCGCTATTGATCTGATCATGGATAGAGCGATAGATTTGGTGACGCTAGTTGGCTCAGCTGGAACCGGCAAGAGTCTGATTGCCCTCGCCTCTGCTTTGGAGCTAGTCATCAATCGTAGAGAGTACGACAAGCTCATCATTTATCGACCCATCCAGTCGGTTGGAAATGACATTGGCTATCTTCCTGGTGAGCTGTGGGAGAAGCTGATGCCATGGTTCCAGGCCATCATGGATAATTTTGAGGTTCTTTTCTCCTCCAAAGGGAGCGGTGATTGGCCAAAGGAGCTGGAAATGTATCAGCGAAAAGGCAAAATTGAAATGGAGGCCATCACCTTCATCAGGGGCCGTAGCATCCCTAACTCCATCATCTTGGTAGATGAGGCCCAGAACCTGAACAAAGAGGACATCAAGACCATTCTAACCCGCGCAGGAGAAGGCTCCAAGGTCATTCTAACCGGAGACATTGAGCAAATTGACAATGGCTCCCTAGATGCCACCAACAACGGTTTGACGCATGTTATTGACAGTTTCCGCAGCTCTGAACTAGCTGGCCATATTACCTTCACCCAAGGTGAAAGAAGCCGTTTGGCATCTTTGGCCGCCAACATTTTGTAAGAGCTGATATATCTACGAGCGGGCATCAAAATGCCCGAAACAACACGTGAATATTCAGGAGTGAATTATGACCGAAGAGAATAAGTCCGCAGCACCATCAGAAAAGTTGGGAGAGTTGGATCGCATGGCCCTAGAGCTAGCTAAGTCCAAGGAGCAAACTGCCCGCTCCCAATATGAAGCATCTATTTTGGCCACCAGACACCTTGTCCTTCAGATTTACTTGAAGCTCGGCCTTACCGACCAAGATGTCATCAACGAAGATGGCACCATTGTTCGAGGCGGAGCTGCCGCAGCTATGGCTGCCCAGCAAGCCAAGCAAGGATAACACCATGGGAGACATGGATCTACAGGAAGATGAAGTGAGGAAGATGCGCAAAGAAGACATTCAGAACGCTATTACCAAGAAAGAAGCGCAAACTCTACAAAACCTGGACCTCAACTCCCTGCGTGACTTGGATGAGAAGACACCCCCACCAGCACCAGAGAAGATGTCTGACGTGGATGTTTTGACACTAGCTCTGGCTAAATCCAGAAGTCGTGCAGCTCTAGCAGAAGCCAAGACTGCCGTGGCTCAGAGCGAGAAGTCCGAGCTGGATTATCGCTACACTGTTTTGCAGCTGTACCGCAAGTATGGTCTGTCAGATGCTGATGCTATCAGTGAAGATGGTGCGATTGTCAGAGGCGGGGCAACGCAGGCCAGGAGCCAATAATGGATTTCGATTTCGAGGAGCTTCTTGCTCTCATCAAGACCAGACAGTACGTAGTCAATTCCGTAGCTCTTCCCGCTATCGATAGAAAAACGGTGGGGGAGCTGAACGGTATTCTGCTATTGCTGGATGAAAAGATCATTGCCATCTTGACAGGACCGGACTTCAAGGACTATATTGGCTACAAGAATGTGCAAGACGCTAAGAAGCGTGCAGTCGAAATTACCAACATTTACTCGGGTATCGCTAAGGGCAAAAAGTGAAGCATGAGAACAGACGCTCCCAAGGGAACGTTCAATGATGGTGGTCTAATAGTCCGCCTCAAAGGACAGGACTGGCTAGAAAAACAGCGAGTGGCAGGAAAGATTGCAGCAGCAACTCTCCAACTGCTTGCAGGTGAAGTAAGCAAGGGAACCACCCTCTCCCTATTGGAGCTGAACCAATTAGCCGAAACGTTCATTCACGATCACAAAGGTGTTTGTACCTTCAAGAACTACAAATCATTTCCTGCTGGCGTATGTATCTCCGTCAACAAACAATTAGTCCATGGCATACCTACGGACTACAGGCTACAAGATGGGGACATCGTCAGCTTCGATTTGGGTGTGACCATAGGTGGAGCCATTGCTGATACAGCACTGACTTGCATTTATGGCCAGCCCAAGTTAGAACTTCATACCAGATTGGTTAGAGCTACCGAAGAAGCCTTGATGAAGGGCATTCAAGCTATTGAAGTTGGCAAACAATTAGGCGTCATAGGTCAAGCCATTTACAGGCACGGACACGGGCAAGGATTTGGCGTCATCAATAACTACGGTGGCCATGGGCTCGATTGGGATATCCCTCACGCTGCGCCCTTCGTAGAGAACAAGTCTGATGCCAATAGGGGCATCAGGATCCAGCCAGGATTGGCCATCGCTATTGAGCCTATGTTGGTGTTGGGTTCTACTGCCACCACAACACTTGATGATGGTTGGACAGTAGTGACGCCAGATCTGTCCGCGCATTTTGAGCATTCCATTTATGTTCATGAGGATGGTCATGTTGAAATCGTCACTAATCGAGAATAATAAGATACAAGAAGAGTTGCGAAACTATTCTTGGAAGATTATTGAGGAGTTTGAGAACACACTTCCAGCTTTTATGGATTGGGGATATTATATCGAAGTTCTCCCACTAGAAGGATTTGATAACTTATGCTATGTATGGTTATCGGATGACAAAGACATCGACCCATATCAAGATTTCTGGCATCGCTGGAATAGGTTCCTCAACTTGAAAGCGTTTTTGTGATGTTTCGCGTCAGAACCCTAATTGACCAAGTGTCTGAGGATGCCATCAGAAAAGAAGTGCAGAACTGTTCTCGTCAACTTATTGAAGGGTTCAATGAATTGTGCCCAGTCGCCTCTGGATTTGACATTTTCTTTATCGATGTTTACGTGCATGATCCCGCTTGGGGACCAGCTCTCGGGAAAACTGAACTCTTCTTGAAGAAGGATAATCCATGGCCGGATTTTTGGAGACGCTGGAATAGGTTCTGTAAGTTGAAAGCCTTTTGGTGAAGCATGAATGCTGATGACATTGAACAACACATCCTAGCCATAGCTACTGTTTTGGAAGCTGTGGCTTTGCAATACGCCAATCAAGGTTTTAGTCAGGACGATATACATCTGTTGATGGTTGCCGCTGAACAGCTACGCCAAAGTCGAGCTACAGCAGAACCAGTCAAGCCATTATTCAAGAGGGTGCCATGAAGATTTTGTTCGAGGACAAGAGCTATGTTGAGTTTCGTAAGTCAGATAATCCTGGCAAAGTCATCATCACCATTTCCGCCAGAGACGCCATTGATCCGCTCAAAAAGATCAGCAATTCCGTTGAATTATCTGCGGAAGACTTCAAAAAGCTCACGTCTGATGTCTGAGGAAATTGACCGAGAGCTACCTGAGTTTCAACAGGCACTACGAAAAATATGTGGTGAGCATGTGGAGTTTCGTCTATCCCACTGCCTCCAAGAAATCGTGGATCGCTGCCATATCACTCTTGCCAACCTGGGAAACAGAAATCCATTCCGAATTGATGGTACCATTTTGTTTGGCGCTCTGCGAGTTTTTATGCCTGACAACTCTAGTTTTGGTTCCACCGTTGCTACTGCTGAAGATTTGGTGCGCAACAGCAATGGTCGTGTATGCTTTGTTCATTGCTTTGACGACAGGGGCAAAGATAGGGGCGAAAAGCCGGAACCGTATATTGTTGCTTTTGCTCAGGAGCGTGAGGCTATAAACATAGAGCATTTGACCAGGCTCACTCAGCTGAAAGCCTTCCTGTGAGACATTATGTTCAGATACAGCATAGACAGCTACATTGCGTTCGAGCAAGAGGAAGCCGCTAAGAAACTCATTGAAGGTTTGGCCAAAAAATGCACCATGCAGATCTCGCCAGAGCTTGAAAAGGCCTTTGACGATTGCAAGGTCAATTCCTACTCCTACCTAGAAGCGGTTCAACAGATGGCTATGAAATGTGGCGAAGAGATGGTCATCGTGGCCATTCGTAGGGATAATCATGCTGCCGACTCGGCCCAGTGGGATCTCAAAAAGGGTTTCGACAAACTTGCTAAGTCTTGGAAGGATACCGTGCCATACATCGAGCACTCTTTCAACGAAGACTATCAATGTCCTTATGGGCCAATGATGATGCATGCCTTCTTTTTCTTCTTTACCAAGTATCATGACTACGAAGGTAGCCGTGACTGCATGTTATACTACCTCAACAAGTTCTACAACCTAAGGGCATTCGCATGAGAGTTTATTTCTCCGGTTCACATTCAAGCGGTAAGACGACCTGCGCTCGTTATGTCTCTGAGACGCATAACCTTCCTCTAATCTCCGAAACGGCTCGCATGGTCTTGTCCGAAAAAGAGCTGCAAGTGGACGCCCTACGCTACAATATGGACTTGGTAGATGAGTACCAATCCGAAGTCTTCCATCGCCAGTTATTGGAGGAGGCCAAGTATTCTAGCTTTGTGTCTGATCGCAGTGCCATAGACACCCTGGCTTATGCTGGCCAGCACTCCCGTATCCTGCCCAAGCTCCTCCGGGAACCCCAATTAGACCCCTATCTTGCCTCCCTACGGGCCTCAGACGCGATTATCTTCTTCGTAAGGCCCACCAAGGCCACTTTGAGCCAAGACGGCGTTAGGGAAAGTATTACGTTTGAGGGCGTGGTGGCCATAGATGCCCAGATCAAGCTTCTGTATGAGATGTATGGCATCCGCTATTTCCAGGTATCGGCAGACAGCATGCAGGAGAGGGTCAAGCTTATCGAGAGTGTGCTGAGCCTTTGTAGTGGCTGACAATATTCCGGCATTCCAGGGAGGAATGTCGAATGGCCACCACTCTTTATCCTGATGCGATTGATACCGATCTTAATCTGCCCCCAGCTACGGGTGATGATCAGGTTTCTGTCAACGCTGTCATATCTGCTACCGAAGCCATCGAAACAGAACTGGGGATTACTCCCTCTGGCGTGTATGCAGACGTTAGAACCAGGCTGGACATACTCGAAGCCCGCATCAATAATCCGCTCGCACCCGCCCCAAACGTCTTAAATCCATTTTTCATTAGCGGAACTGGCGTCACTATCCAGACTGGCGTAGGCGACCCCAATGTCACACTAGCGCTGCATCCAGCCAAGCCCAGCTCGCTCTATTTGCGTCAAGATGGTTATGGCGATGAGGTGTTGTACGTCTCTACATCAGATGGATATTGGGGAGTGGTAGAGGTCAATAGTAATAGCGATAAGTCTCTACAATCAACTTGGTATATCGATCCAGCAGGTGGCAGCGACTCCAATGGTGGCCTAACATCTGGTACAGCCATCAAGACATACGCCGAGTTTATTCGTAGAGTTGGACCTGACGCTCTATTTGCCAATATGTCTAGTGGATTGAGTATTCACTGGCTAAACGACCAACCCAATAACTCCGATCCGGTCGATATTTTTCTTCGTTTCCACAACGCTTCGTTTTTCATGGATGGCGCTCTTATCGAAGTAGGGTCTGGAACATTTGGGGCCGTGACTAATCTCAACAGAGCTAGCAACATTCTTACAACCGCTTTCAACTCTAACGGTGGTGCTCCGTCAAATTATTGGACTCAGTATTTGGGATACCTTGTTCATGACACAACGAACGATACTTGGTTTAGAGTAGATGAAGATCTCGGTAGCCGACAGGCTCGATTTACACGTCCGTACACTGGAGCCGCCAACTTTATTGCATTCACCAATACCCCAGGCTCAATTTCATTGGGTGATTCATACATTGTTTACCGCTTCCCCAAAATCTATTTGGGTAGCGTTGCGTTGGAGATTTATGGAGAAGAATTAATCCCATCCAGTCCTTTGGGCACTTTAACGCAACTCACGCATTTACACATGGTAACAGGTGGCACTACTGATCCAATGGGGGCACGAGTTTCTATCAGTGGTGGAGCTTACTTTGTCACACAAGAATGTTTGTGGGATGGCCTTACAGACCTTGACGGTGATGTTTATGAACAGAGTTTTTCGTATAACGATTACTTTTCGGATATTGTTATTGCGCGTGAGTGGTACTTTGTTGGAGGTTCTTGCCAAGGATTAGATGCCGGGTTTGAGACCAACATCGATGGTGATTTTATGGTTCATCCTGGCGCTAATGCCAATGGTGGCATTCAGATTCAGGGCAATATTGCAATAGGCACTGCTTACGTCACTGATAACAATAACTTTTTCGACATCCCGCTATATTTACCATCAGCTCCAAATGGTGGCTCTCTCACGTTCACAGCAGGTATTTATGAGTCAGCTCAGCTATATGGCCCAGCTAAACTTCGAGTTCGCTCAAATGGTAAAGTAATTTTGGGCAGTGGTTCCGCTGTAGGGTGCCTACTAAACACTGGTGGGTTCCAGCTCGATGGATTAACAACAGGCGCCAAAATTATTCCGGGCACACCTCGTATAACCAATGACGGAGTGTCAGTTACGCCATCTAATATTGATGATACAACAGGCGGCAAGGCGGCTGGAATGATTTCTAGTACTGGGTCGGGCTCTGGCTTCTTCCCATTTGCTTGATATGCTACGATTTCGGCATTCTACCAGGAACGCCGCATGACCCAATACCCCAGAGAGATTGACAATGATACTACATTGCCTCCAGCTACAGGTGATGATCGGATTTCCGTCAATGCTAACATAGGCGCTACTGAGGCTATCGAAACTGAGCTAGGTATCACTCCATCAGGCGTTTATGCCGATGTCAGGACCAGGTTGGACATTTTGGAGTCGCGCATCAACAACCCGTTGGTGCCAGCGCCCAATGTCCTGAACCCGTTTTTCATCAGCGGTACAGGCGTCAATATCCAAACAGGAGTGGGAGATCCTAACGTCGTGTTGGCACTCCACCCACCCAGCCCCGGATCGTTATACTTACGCCAGGATGGCTATGTTCCTGAGGGTCTTTACGTATTTTACTCTGATGGCTATTGGGTTCCAACAGGCGGTGAAGAAGTAGTCTCTAACATCAGCGCTCTAGCTGCCCTGCCAGGTCAAGAGGGTTCCTCCGTATATGTTACTTCGGTAGAATCTTCGTGGTACTATGTGGCTGATGGCTCACAATTCGTTATTGACAATATCACGGTTGAGGCAACTGCCAATGGTGGCAATACGCGATGGGTACGTGATGATAACTACAGTAATCCAGTTTGGAGAACTCTCTTGTCCGATGTCTATATTGATTCCGTCAATGGCAATGACGAAAATCAAGGCATCTACACTAGCACACCTGCCACCCCAGCTCCGCTCAAAACATTTCAAGAACTAGTTAGGCGCTGGAAAACAGGAAGCGTAACAGCTAACGCTACCACATTCGAGGTAATAATTCACATCCTAAATCCTATTACCGCACCTGATTCAATGGATCTGTTGTTTACGATTGGAGACAACACAGCGATCCGAATTTTGGGTTCCAATACCACAGTTTTGCATTCGGGCACTGCCACGGTATTTGCACAATGGATTCCGACTGGTGTTTTGTCCGGTACCGTGAATGTCCAAAACGGTCAATCGGGTATTACGTTTTCTACTGCACAAACCATTCCATCGGGGTTCCAGATAACTTTCGCAAGTCAGTCGGGCACGAATTACACATTGGCTTCTAATGTAATCAACAGCACCTCTGGAACTTTGACTGCAAACTACACTGGAACTACGAATGCCGCTACTTCAGCAACGGTTCCAGGTGGATTGCCATGTATGATTCAAGACTCTGGAGTGTCCTCATGGGCATCTTACATTGGAGATAGAATTTGGTTCTCAGCCGTGAATTCGTGGGCATACATCATGAAGGATCATGGTGGAGGCCTCGCTAGAATCACTGTTCCACAGTTTGGAGATGAGCCCAATTTTGGTGGCATTCCTAACAACGTTTTTCCAAGCAGCGGTGCGGCTTATCAAGTACAGAATCCAGTGAACGTTGCACTTGGCGCAATCGATCTAAAGAGTGAGCTATACAACGGTTCACAATTTGGCAACCAGTCCCTAAATATGGCAGATATGACGTTCATTCCGCCTGACGTAGGTGGCACTACTTACATTATGTGGAACCAGAATCCAACAGTATTTGTGAGTATCTACCAGTGCCTCTTAGAGGGGTTCATTGTTATGGAAACGAGCGTTACACAAACTACCTGGATCAATTGCATCTGTCAAGGTATTACTAGGGCTTCCGATCAACAAAGCAATGTGGTGGGCTTTGGTTGGTTTGGTGGTGGGCTTTGGCCAGGGCCTGGCAACACATTCACGCTAGCCGCAGTTACGGGTCAGGGTCCAGGCGATACAGGATTCATCGACTACTATACCCTGCTCCAATATGGTTGGATCTGGTGTGCAGATGGCGCCAACGTTCGATCATTTTCGTGCTGGGATGTATCAGTGAATTCTGCAAATGGAAATGGTGATGCGGTTCTTATGGGACTGAATGGACACCATCCATTCACTGGAACGATGGTCATTCCAGACCGTGCGGGAGTTCCGATCTTTGGTAGTGGAAATGCAGGTGTTGGTCTTTCAGTCTCAGCGAACTGCTCAGTGTTGTGGGAAACCGTTCCATCTATTACAGGAACTGGCGGTAACTTCAGAATGGGCGCCAGCGGTGATGCCCGCTTCTTCAATGAAACAACGGGAGTTTATTCATCCATTCTATCACAAACGTGGACCAATTTGACCACCGCGCAGCCAACTGGATTCGGTGGAAGCGTCCATAATGTATCGGCAAATGCCCATTTGGTCCAGATACTCTTCTAAATCATATCTGGTTTTGCACGGCTTTGTAAAACTCGATAACGGCTTTTCTGTACTTCCCTGGTTGGTGCGCCTTCAATGCGCCGAAAAAATCCATTCCAGTTTGGACGTAGATCAGATCCTGCGGCATGATCTCTCTCAAATTCCTGGCCCCAAACCATTTTTGCCATAGCGATTTGTCCCTACGATACTCCTGCATGGTGAGCCTCTCCAACTCTTCTAGTGAGCCTTGTCCGATCCAGGTTTTGAATAGCATTTTGTGTAGAGTGGCTGGAAACTTAGGCAAAACTGATCGGAAGCGGGTAACGGAGTCGTTTAGGTTGGTGTAAAACTCGATGTCTTGCAGGCTGTGAGGCGCCTCTTCTTTTGACGGGTCTGTAAAATCGTATGCACGTTCTCGCAATTTTCTTGGTGGCATGCCGCCCAGGTCTTGCAAGTCTTTGACTGTTTTTAGGTATAGTTGAACCATATGCAGTATTTCATGATGTACTGTTTTGCTTAGCACAGCCAATATCCTACCAAGCAGCTCATCGCTGATGTATTTCACCGGCATTATTGGGTAGTTTATGAATATCGATCCATTGAATAACCCACGCCAGTTACCCCTACCAACAGCCTCTACTTCTTTGGGGTCAAAAAAGAACTTGGCTTCGATTGCCGGCTCCCCATCTGGGTATTTTTCTTTTAGCTCCTGAGGGGTGAAGTAAGATAGCTCCTCCAACCCTAAGACAAAGTACTGCGGGTTAGTATTGTCTGGATTGTAATGTTTCATGCATACTGCACGGGCCATGGCTAATCTATCCAGCTCTTTTTTGTGTTTGCGCTTTTCGGGGAGCAGCTCCCTCATCCTAGTTTCGATGATGGGGAGCATGGCCCCACAATAGATGCTATAGGCCCATTCCGTCATTTCTTTGACTATGGTTTTGGGGGCTTGTAGCACTGCGGCCATCCTGTAGAAGCTGTCCACTTTGTTGAGCAAATCCGAGTCCATCCCTTACATGCTAAAAATACGGCATCCTTATGAACAACATAAGGATAAGCATGCCTCTTCTGTCAGCTGGATTTCTGTATTATGATGGCTTCAAGTACATCACTGTTAACACGCTTTCAGTGGGTGTCGGAGGGGATATTACTGGTTCTACGACCTCCGCTACAGTATTGTCTGCCCAAAATGGAGCCATTAGTTTTGCCGGTGGAACGACTCCAACAATTCTAAGCGCAACATCGGCCACATCTCTGACGGTTGGTACAAACTTTCCGGGGGCCTTTCTGATACTGAATGGCGGTACTGGACCAGATGGATATGTTCAGGTTACTAGCGGCACTACGATTTTTGGCTCTAACTCAAACAACAAGGTCTTCAATAGTTCCGCCAGGATTACTACCTCCAGCACTACTCCTACGGTATTTCCAACAACACAATACACAATGCCTGACCTGACGACTGCTGATGTTATTGTTACGGTGGTTGCCAAAGTGATCGGAACTTCGGACTCATTCGTGCAGGACTATCGCGCCAGATACTATCGTAGTGGGTCTCCTACCACATTGATTGGCTCGGTTATCAACGGTACCAGTCCAGTTGGAACAGGCGTTTTATCAACAGCAAGCGCCACATTGATTCTGAACTTCAATACAGTTGAAGTGCAGGTAACCGGAGTCGCTTCCACCAATATTGCTTGGTCTTGTATAATGCAGGTGCAAGAGGTACAATGACATTTCCGTTTGGACTTTCATTTAGTCGTCCATCCAATATCATGGAGTTTTCTCCACTTTCGGTCCCCAATCTAGAATGGTGGCTACGAGCTGATCTCGGCACAACACTCAATTTAGTAAGTCAGTGGGCAGATCAGAGTGGAGCTGGCGATTCTAATCGCAACTTTGTTGCATCCGTCCAGCGACCAACTCTTATTACCAGTGTAGCTGCTTTCAATAATAAACCAGTGATAAACTTTGATACTTCGATGACTAATCAGGAGATGACACAAGCTGGACTCTGGTCTCATGTGCCGTCTGGTCCTTTTACAATCATCACGGTTGGAAAAGACGATGCGCAGATAGGGGCTAGCAAACACCGCCCGTGGATTGGTGATGCGAATGTGAACCAATGGTACCAGGCTACATTTCCCAATACGTCCATTAGCTCTGTAACGCCGGCCTTTGGTTCTTCCACTGGTGTCACCGGTATCTCTGATGTGAGCATGAACAGCACCACGTTCGACACGGGCGCGCCCGTCATCTTTATGTCCGAGTTCAACGATAACAATAGTACTATTAGAATCAACGAGGACACCCCTGAAACAACTCAAGATTGGGGAACAGTCGCTGCTCCAGGCAAACCGGAATTACAACAGTTGGACAACTCGCACTTGGATGGGCTAACGGTACTGGTGTCAGTCTTCAAGGACAAATTGCTGAGGTCATTGTCTTTTTTGGACTTCTGTCCACCCGGAACCGACAGGGACTTCTTGCTTATCTCCAACAACGATATGCGATTACAGTTGCCAATCTTCCAGCTGGAACTGTTCCCATTCAGCCGTCCTCAATACCCAATCTGGCACTTTGGAACCGAGCAGATATGGGCGTCACAGCAAGTGTTAGTGCATGGGCAGATCAAAGTGGCTCTGGGGATGCCAACAGAAATGTTGTTCAGGCAACAGCCACAAATCAGCCATTCAGAAACCCAAATAATGCTGCTGGTAATGGACAACCATCAATACATTTTATACAGAGCCCATTCGCATGGATGGCGATGGGTGGTACATGGTCTAATGCTCCTATCACACAGCCATACACGATGATTGTTGTCGGCTCCGACTCAGGTTCTGGCACGAATGTTTTCTTAGGTGATTACAACGGAGATAACTGGTATCTCACTGGATATGGTGGATTTTATGGAGCTTCTGTTGGGGCCACGCTGCTTGGTACGACACCAGATTCTACTAGCCTGAAAGTCATTATGATTGAAGCAAACGATCCTAATAGCACTATTCGTGTAAATGATCTAACCGCAGAAGTAACGGGGAGTGCCGGGTTTGGAAATTTGCCACAATTTCAGGTGGGAGGCGCTGACCTGGGTGGAGCTGGACCATTACTAGGTGATATTTTCGAAGTAATTGTTTACAGAGGTTTATTATCGTCAACCAATCGTTCTGCACTAATAAAGGGCTATTTGGCATCTCGTTATGGAATTACTGTAGGCCCATAACAGCGTAATAACGGCGTATTTTGATATTTACGCATGGTCACCAAATATCCTGCGCAAATTGATACCACTGTCACATTGCCGAGCGCCATCGACAATTTCTCGCCAGTTATGGGTAGCTCTGTCAACATATTGCGTGATGCTATATTGGCTATCGAGCAGGCGTTAGGAGTTCAACCAGCTGGATCGTATGGTACGGTTGTAAATAGGTTTAGTGCCCTTGAAACCGACATAGGCAACATACGGACGATATCACTTGCGGGCGATTTGGGTCATACACTAGTAGACCCTTTTGTCGTTGGCTTGCAAGGACGACCGGTTTCTTCTGCTCCACCTGGTTTAGACAACGTTCTTACCTGGAATGGGATTGCTTGGGTAGCGGCTCCAGTACCGGGGTTTGGTGGAGCTGTTGCTGGCGGCGATCTCTCTGGACTCTATCCTAATCCAAGTGTTGTTGCCCTACAAGGTAATTCAGTCAACGCTGATCATTTATCCGCATCAACCGATGGTTATTTATTAACTTGGGTTAATTCCATCA